AATATACATAATTTCCATTGCTGTTCCAGATCGTTGCTCCATTGCCCTGGTGATTTGTCCAGGTACTCCATTTCCCATAGAAATAATCATATACCAGGCATCTGCCATCACTGGTGAGGTAGCGGATCTGGTTTTCATTGCGGATAAGTTCTGCACTGGTAATTGTGAGTCCATTATATGCCTCAACATCTGCACCAATATAAGTAGTCTGCAGGGACCGGTCTAACAGATATATGCCCTTATTAGATTGGAACATTAAACCAAGTGGCATTAAAACAAGTGAGTTAGTATTGCTGCACCCCACATCACCTGTTACAACCTGGGGTGGACTGAAATCATTTTGCGCACCAGAAGAAGTGGGACCGTTGCCGGTGATATAAAATATCTGGTTAGGTTCAAATATAATCAGTTTTTGGTCAAATTCTGCCAGTGCAGTAACCCTTCTTGCTTTGTTCAAAACAATACTGAAAACATCTGAAAAATCAACTGGACCAAGTTGTGTTCTTTTCTTTGAATAGATTAGTTTTTTGGGATTCTCAGACGATACACAAACCAACCTGTTTTTGTAAGTTGCTAATACCAGGGAAGCTGGTGGTGGTATGTTTTCAATTTGTCCACCATTAGTATAAAGTGATTCCTTTGCAACCAAATTTGCATCACTGATTGCACCAGCATCTGCAAATGAAATTGAATCAGCTGCTGTATTATTTATAACCTTGCCAATCTTAAAAAGTAGCCTGCCAGTTGTGACAGTCCTGTAAACCTCACAGACCACATTTGTTTTCTGAGTCAGGCGCAGGGATGGTATTGTGAGTGTTACCGTTGAAGATCCACCAGTGGTTGTTGCACTAACTGCCACACTTGGTGCGCTTCGATGGTCCTGCCCCTTTGCATCAGTCCAGATCCAGATTACCTGGAATAGATATGTACCTGCTGCCAGAGATCCAGAGGAATTATTTACCGCTGCAGAAACATTTTCTGGATATAAGTGGTAATTCAGCTCCACAATTTCCTGGGAATCATACATTGAAACAAATCCACCTCCAATGTGCAGATTTCCTCCCAATTCTGCTGCTTCAAATCTTTCAACTGAAGAGAAATCCAGCGTAATATTTGAAACACCAGTGAGAGAATATAAGTCATTATTTTTGCTGATTAACTTTGTTCTGACTAACCCACCAAATTGATAAATACCAGTGGCACTTGGAGTGACTGAAGAAAGAAATGTTTTAGTTGGAAGTGCGCCAGCTGTTCCAGGTAGTATCTTGGCACTTAAAAGACCGTCTGTATCGCATAGAAAATATGTTGGTTGTAAATTTGAATCATGGACACATACAAAATAATTTTTGGAATCATACTCCCAAATTTTTGATACAAGACCAACGCTGCGCTTTATGATTGCAGATGATCCCATAGAATCATCAGTAATGTTATAAAGTGCGCCTTTTACCTGGTGGTCATAAGTATTTGTGGCATTTAATGTATAAATAATTTGCAGATCTCCCGCCTGGGTAACTATCATGCTGCACCCATCAATTTTGGTTCCAGTTCCTTCAACCGTGTGCGTTGCTTCCACCTCCAAAGTTGATTTTAGGCGTTTTATTTTTAAACCTGCTGATGCAGTAGTGGAAGCATAACCAACATATATGCGATTTTCTTCTGTAGGTGCAGAGTTTATTTGATCTCCACAAATTGCAATTGTGTCTGTTGCAATGGTTGATAATATTGTTGCTATTCCAGGGTAGCCACTACCTGGAGTTCCCACCACGCCATCAATGGTGATGAAACCCACATCAATTCTTGTTGAACCTGACTGATTGTAACAAAAAATAGCATTCCCTACAGTTGCATGATCTGAATAGACTTGAATATCATAAACTGGATTTGAGGCATTAACTAATGATGAAATTGTGTTTGTAGTTAAAAAAGCAACCGGATTGTTAGTGTCCAATCGGACACATTTCATAACATACGGAGATGCTGATGTATCCAAATAAACCAATGTTGGAGTTGGACCTAATGCAACGCACCTGGGATTTATTGCAGTTGCATCAATGAGGGTGGCAGCCTGGAATATTGCGCCAGTAACAGAATCTCTTACAGAGGCATAAATTCCTTCTAATGCGCCTGCAACAGTATATTGCTCCCAGGCAAATAACTGCAGACCGGATGCAATACAGGAATCCTGGTTTTTTGCTTCAGAAGTATTCCGAATTACATCATCACTGTCAATTTTGACACTCTGGAATCCTCCTTTGTCGGTCCACCTGGAAACTGAGGAAGAATAACTGTAGAGTTTGGAGCTGGAAAATTCCAACAGCTCATCCTGGAATGAAGTTAGTCCATCACCAGAAGAAAGCAGGCTTGTTGTACCGGAAATATTTTGGGAAAGTGCAGAGTACCCCAGGCGTTTTGAAACCTGGGAACCAACAGTGTATCTGCCGTTCTGCAAATCAGTTAATTTAGGCGTGAGTTTTGGATCATTTTTAGTGTCCAACCCATCAATTATACTAACCGGAACCAGTGTTTTTTGTAGTGGCATTTTTATCTTTCATGTCAATTAAACATTGTCTGTAGCCAATTAGTCTTTGCTGCCGTGTCGCTAATTCATTTATGTTTGTTAATATTGATTCCAGTTCCTGGTCTGCTTTCTGGATCTGTTCATCCAGAGATTCTTTCTTCATATCAATTCTGTAGCATTAATAATTCCTCGTTTGCCTTTACCATCTCATTCCGAAATGATTCTATGGCAGATCCTGCCTGTCTGGTTTGTTGACTTCCTTCAATTAATAACATCGGCAACCATGTTACAGCACAATTCCACTCATTAACTTCTTGTCCTGTATTTGGATTCCTACCCATTATCTGAATGTAGAACTTACATTTGTGTTCCTTACATTTCTTTTGTATTAACGGACAATAATCACTCATTATCTGCTTCTATTAGTGCTGCTCTTTCTACTACTCTTTTTGCTTCTGCTGCTTCTTCTTCTTCCTTAATTTCTGAAATTCTTGCAGTCCGTCTTTCAATTAAAGTAGGCAATGAAATTCCTAATGCAGATTCTATTTGTGATTTTGATGAAACAACTAAATTTGGTTTTATATTACCTGTATATTCAATTTCACCATTTGTTCCATCCCATTGAAGTGCATGAAAATCGTCTGGCAATCCAGACATATCACATCCTTCAATTGATTCTCCATTTTTATAAATTGCTGAATCGTCTTTTATTACTGTATATCCTGAAGCCAAATTTAATCCTTTGTTGCAATTATTACATCAATGAATGAAACATTAAGATCAATGCTTCCATGACCATGACTACCACCACCTCCAGTTGAACCTGATGCAATACCTGCTTGGGAACCTGCAGCCCAATCAGAACCACCATCTGTCCTGCTGGTCATGGCAATTTTTACATAAGTATGAGTATGTGCTGGCAATTCTGCAGTAGATACTGTATGAGATGCAATAGTCTGTGAAGCAAATGCAGTCTCAAAAGCAACTGAGCCACCTGTTCCAACAGTACCAGTAGTTAATCTAAGGGCAGTATCATTGCCAGAACCAGTGATTTTAGTCCATCCAGTAGGTGCGGATGTTTGTCTGAAAGTCATCTTTGTACCAGATTCAACACCACCAGCTGGCGCAGTATATCTTGAACTTGGAATCACATCACCATATAAAGTTCCACTCATATATATCAATCCTTTGTTGCTATAATTACATCAACGTATAAAACATCTAGGTCAATACTACCATGACCATGAGAACCATCACCTCCAGTTGATTCTGTAGCCTGAGTGGATACTGCTGAACACCACGGAGATCCAACAGTGTCGTTGCTCTCTTCTTCAACATAAGTATATGTGTGAGTATGTGCCGGCATTTCTGCAATAGATAATTGGTGAGTTGGAATAGTCTGTGAAGCAAATGCAGTCTCAAATGCAACACTTCCACCTGTTCCAATAGTTCCAGTAGTTACTCTAAGTGCAGTATCATTATTTGATGATGTATCTTTAGTCCACCCAGTAGGAGCAGCAGTCTGGCTAAAAACCATTACTGTTCCACTTTCAACACCACCAGCTGACGGAGTTAATCTGGAACTTGCAATCATATCACCATGTATAGCCCCACTCATAATTTAATCCTTTGTAGCTCTAATTACATCAATGTATGAAACATCTAGGTTAATGCTACCATGTCCGTGAGAACCATCACCTCCGGTTGATCCTGTAGGTTGGTCAGATACACTTCCTGCCCATGCTGAGGATGCAGATGTTGTGGGTGCATACGCTTCAACATGAGTATATGTGTGAGTATGTGCTGGCATTTCTGCAATACTTAATTGGTGAGTTGGTACAGTCTGTGAGGCAAAAGCGGTTTCAAATGCAACTGAACCTCCTGTCCCTGCTGTTCCAGTAGTTACTCTGAGTGCAGAATCATTTCCAGAACCAGTAATCTTAGTCCATCCAGTAGGTGCTGCAGTCTGGTTGAAAATCATTACTGTTCCACTTTCAACACCACCAGCTGAAGGAGTTAATCTGGAACTTGTGAGTAAATCACCATATATAACCCCACTCATAATTTAATCCTTCTCAATTAAGTCCAATCCTGGTCTATATAACTAATGACAATATCTATGTCACAAGTCCCGCCTGCTTTGAAATTAAGTTCATCTGTTCCGGTCAATACCAGACGGTCATTAAATATAAAGGTTGTGTCTGCAGCCAATGCTGTTGCCAGGGAAATAATTTCATAATCAGTTCCCCCTGCACTTGGATCTAGGAAAAGACCAAAAGTTTCTGCTGCGCCTGCTGTTTCAGTTATTACAATTGACAGAACAGTATAAATGTGATTTGCTACACCATCTATAATTTTTGTATCTGTTGTATCTGTAACAGTGAAGGTTCCACGTTTCAAAACTTCTGTGCCAGAACCACTTGGAATTGCCATTTTTCTACCTCCTAAAAACTAAATATTAATGAAGAATGAAAACTGGTCTGAACACAGTTTCCTTTGGAATAAACTTTTTTTGCAGTTGATGTTTTAACATCACTGCTGCACTCAATGCCACCTGTACCATTGCAGGCAATGGTAATGTTACTATTTATTTCATCTGGAATTATAATTGACCCTGAATCTACGGTATAACCTCTAACTTTTGTCTGGCTCATTATTAATATCCATGAATTAAACTTGCAACCAGGTTAGTCTGTGCAAAATTTCCTTTTGAATAAACCTTTTTTGTAGTTGAAGTTTTAACATCACTGCTGCACTCAATATCACCAGTTCCATTACAGGCAAGTGTGATGTCACCATTTGCAGCATCAGTGATTGTAATGGTTCCAGAATTGGTTCCACTGTTTGTGCTTAAAATTAAATCGTATGCACCATTTGAAGTTACTTTTCCAGTTGCACCGGCATTTCCAACCATGACAAATCCGGTCCCATTTGGTTTCAGTGCAATGTTGTTGTTGGAGTTACTGGTAGCAATATTTATTGCACCAGCATAATTGGTTGCAGTTGTCAGTAAAGTCCCTGTCTCCGCTGGAACAGTAATAGTTCCGCTGCTGCCTGAAGCTGATGCACTGCACACCATTGTAATGTAGTCAGTATCTGCAACATTATCATTTGTGTAAGTGAAAAGGAGTAGATCGGCATGAGCCATTTTCCCATAGTCTGAATTACCTGAATCGGTAAAGAAGTTAAATGTTTTGCTGCCATCCGTATAAGATACACCCGCATCCGTTGAAGTCATGCCCGTTATGCTCCCTGCTCCAGCATTTACTGCACCTCCAGTTGTTACCTGGACTGCAGTTCCAGATCCATTTCTCCAGTATAAATTCCCGCTTGCCTGGTACATTGAATAGCTTGTTGTGGCTGCAGTTACTGTACTGTCAAAAATAACATTCTTTAATTCTGATGCACTGTTTTGATTAAATTCCAGGTCCGCATTAATATTGACTGCAGCTGGTGTAATTCTTATACCTTTGTTCGTTGAATGATCGTGGTCATCAACTGCATCAATGGTAGTGTTTAAATTGGTGGCCCACGTTGGAGATGTAGTGGTTCCAACTGCTGGTTTTGCGATTGCTGTTATGTTTGTTCCTGCTGTTGCCATAGTATTTTTTTAGAAAAAGAATAAATCTACGGTTACTGTCCCGCCTGCTTGCAAGATAATAGTTGCTTCAGGAAAGTCATTTGTGGTTGCACTTTCATAAATTACCTGGGCTGCATCCTGCTTTAAAACTATCCATCCCTCTGGTTTTTGCTCCAGCCCATGATCTACAATTGTGTCTGCAGTTGTAATATCAACATCCTGAACACGGTTGCCAGAAGCAAAAGGCAGCTGAAAAAGTGGAGCAAGTGCAGTTGAAATGTAACCCTGTACCTGGTCAGTTGCTTCATTTCCTGTTGACAGCTGAGTAAATGTAATACCACTCATGCTGTTGCTGTGTTATAGAGTGAATTATAATTACTTACATCAACAACAGTTGTTGGTTCCCCCAGGTCACGCATTTCTGANACTAACTGCAATGATACGGTCCTGGATCT